ATCTTATACAACCTACGTCTTTCATTGGCAAAGGCAAGTCCTTTTGTACGTATGTAAGAATCATAATCCATATAACCGATTGCCCCTATCTCAGAGATTTTCTTCCCATTCCTGTAAACGTCTAACTTCTTCCTTAAGTTGGTAGATGGTATTATCATCACTCCCAACCTTTGGGCGTTCAGTAGTTGTCTTTTTGTCGGTTTGTATGCCATAGAGTTGCTGCAAAGTTATTGTTTTACACTTGGCAGGTTTCTTTTTATAGAAATTCATCAACTATAAATCACGTCTTTCAATTCAATTAGATATGACTTACCTGTCTTTCTGTAATTGTACAAACTATGAACGTAATCTTTTGCACTTCTTTCTTCGGCTCTACGAACTTTTACAACTTTGATTTTTTTGTATTCTGCCAATCCGCTTTTTTCATTAATATCACCAACTTCATATACGTTGTAAATATATTGAGGTTGCTTTTTTGCAACACCTGAAATTCCGCCTATAAATATATTGCTCATACTACAAATATAAACTTTTTTCTATAAATTTGACAAAATATTGAAAATTATGGGATTAATTCAAATGGGTAACTTTAGAATTCAATGGGGAGGTCAAGGAAACGACAGATTTACTAGAACGCCAAATAATTGGGTAAATCGATTGTTTGGAAGTAATAACGAAAAAGAACAATGGATTACGGTTGTAGGTAAAGAGGCGGAGATTTATAACACCACCGCAGAAGTAAAAATCGTTTTTGACCGTTTCGCCTCCATGTTTTCAAACGGAATTTATCAGGAACTGGATGCGAAAGGTGAAGTAGTTGAAAATTCTGAAATCGTTAAACGTTTATTAAATCCAAATGTTTTGTTGAATGGCAAATCCTTTATGCAAGAATGCGCATTACATTACTTAATTTTCGGTAATCGCCTCACATACACAAATTACGGCTCATCACTATCAGAAATTCCAACGGCTTTATGGAATTTACCAGCAGATAGAATCAAAATGATTTTAACTGGTTTGATTTATGAGCAAATTGACATTGACGGAATTATCAAAGAATATTATTTGGATTACGATAATAATGGAACAAAACAACGTAAAACGTGGCAACCTAGCGAAATAATCCACCACAAGAATATTGACCCATTAAACCCATTGAAAGGTAAATCCGTTCTTGAATCTCTTCACATGGATATTTCAAACATTCGAGCCTCGAAAGGTTTTCAGAATGTTTTATTAACTAAAAAAGGTGCTTTAGGATTTATATCAAATGATTCGAAAGACCAAGTAGGAAATATCCCGTTAAATTCAGAAGATAGACTAGCGTTAGAGAAACAATTTACCGAAACACATGGTCAATTCGATGGTCAAAGTGCTGTTGCATTTACATCAGGAAATACTAAATGGAATCCTACTAGCTATCCTGTGAAAGAAATGATGACTTTTGAGACAATTTCAGAAGGAATGAAACGGATTATCGATTCAGTTCAATTGAATGATAATATTTTCAGTAAAGAAAAATCAAAGGTTCAAGCGAATCTACAAGAGGGTTTAAAAATGGCTTATCAGGATGCTATAATTCCATTCGCAAATGATTATTGCAATAATTTTAGTGAAAATTTGATACTGAAAGAAGGTCATAAAATAGCTTTGAATTACAACCACATTTCAGCACTTCAAAAAGATGATAAAACAGATAATGAAGTGAAAGAAATCAAAGCGAGAGCAGTTAAAACTTATGTTGATGCTGGATATTCTAAAGAACAAGCTTTAAAACTTGTTGAAGAAACTGTTTAGACTATTTTAATTAATCCTTCATTTCTTAATCTGTTACCTAAATAACGGCAACAGTCCATCGTGTGATTGTCTTTATCGACTGGAGTTTCTAAAACGATTCCGTAACGATCGATATCCCATTCGTAATTTTCCAATTCGTATTCAATATTTTCTGAACTATCAGTATAAAAAACTTGAACATTATCTAAAAGGTCTATCCCTTCGATTATCCTACCTTTGTGAGCTGGTTTTGCGTTTTCATATCCACAACGCCTTAACATTGCTATTTTTTCAGGTCGATTATGGTCACAGTCAATTATGGCTGTTTTAGGGATTTTAATACGCTTAAATAACCATTGAACTATACCAACACCATCCGTATCTGAACCTAATTTAATAGAGTCGTCACTACCCATTTTTTCACGCCACTGGTTTTCAGATAGGTAATTATACTCATGAAAATAAATACACCCATCGTAAACTTTGGCACCAACAACAGCCCAGGGGTCTGATTTTCCCCAGTCACAAGCGAAGTATTCTTTTGAATCTAATTTTAGATAAAATTCTGTTGTGCATTTTTCCCAATCGGTAAACACTCTATTTGGTTTTTCAGCTTTCAACCCTAAACCGTAAACACACCATTTAAATTCATTAGCACTTGTTTTAGATTCATTTTGAATACATCGAATAGCTTCTTTGATATGCTTATTTTCGAAATTAAGCTTGTTTTCTTCGAAGTTGTAAGCTTTTAATTCATGTTCACTTATTAGTTTATTTTTAACTAAATAAGACCATTTCAAAGGTTGGTATGAAAGTATTTTATTTCGCTGTTCTTCGGGGCAAAATGGATTATCTTTAAAAGTTGAATCAATTACAATCGTCCTTTCATCTTTTATTATATCTTCTACCCAATGTCCTTTTTTAGGGTTGTAATCAATAAAAACAAAATCACTTGTACGTTGGTCAATTTGGTCAAATGTATCTTTTGAAATTTTGTAAGGCTCGTTAAACCATGCTAAATCCTGAGTTAAACCGTGAACCGTTTCTTCATCATCCGTTCCATGTATTTCAACAGTTGAATCAATTGTGTAAGTAAAAATAGATTCAGTTTTATTAAAGTCTTGGTTTACTTTATAAAGTCTTTCACGCTTCAATGTTTTAAGCATATCGTTTAAAACAGTCTTTTTGCAATCTGTTTTAGTGTCACGCCAAATAGTACAACGTTTATTGCTTTTAGAACGTGAATAGAGGTCGTAAACCTGAATCAATGAAATAGTCTTTGACGAACGAGAAGAGCCACGATTTACGATATATCTAAATTTGTTTTTACCGTCATCAGTTTTTTCGTTAATCGCATTCCAATTCTTTTCAAAAACTATTGTAGCGTTCATTAATCCTCTTCTATTGGTCTGATTATTTTAACCGTTAATTCTGTTTTATTTGATTCTAAAGGCTTGTTGTCAGATGTTACATCTTGTTGGTCTTTTATACCCAATTGTCTAGCAATTAAACTAGGGTTTAGCAACTGAACAGATGCGCCCCTAAAGTTGTGAGCGAAAATAAATTCCTTTATATGCGTAATGATTGGGGCGAAATCGTCATATCTTCCTTCTTTATTCTTGACATAATCGCTTAAATCAGAAATAATTTTATTTATAAAAAGCCATGATTTAAAAGCTTCCATTGATAATGGATAATGTAGAGGGGTTTCAACTCTAGTTCCTTCACGACCAACATACTCTATTTTATAAAGCCTGTTATTTTCTTCGTATTGTTTGTACTCTCTAAAATATTCAAGAAGTTTATCAGGACTTTCAATTTTTTTATAAATACCCATACAAATTTATTGAGTTAACACAACGACTGCAACGATTGAGCCGACAATTACTACTACTGATACTGCAACTAAGAAAGCTATCATAATTTTAATTTTTAGTTTTACCAAAAGTACAAAAAATAAATGAAACAAAAAAAAGTGAAAACTACACCTTAATTTTTAATCTATTTTTTTAGCCATATCAATAAAACTAAATCGCAATATTTTTTGTCAAAACAAATACTAGTCTGTGTAATCTCAACAATATAATGAGCCATATCGCTACGGCTCATTTTTTCAAGTTCCTCATTTGTGTATTTAATTACCATATCCAATAGGTGTTACGTCTGTGATTATGACTTCAAAACTTGGTTTTAAATTCCATTTAGGAGCAACTCTTTCAATTTTTGTTTCAGATTTTAGCTCTTGTATTCTAGTTTTAAATTCCTCATTAGCTTTTGTTGATTTTTCATTTGCTAATTTTGTAAATTCTGCTAATATTTGTTCGTTTGTCATATCTTTTGTTTTTAATTATATTCAAAGATAGTGTTTATTGTTTTATAATTCGAGTTTTTCCGAATTAAATTTAATAAATTGTGATGAGTGGTTTTGAATCAGTATGAGCGGTAAAACAAAAAAAGCACCGATTAAAGTGCTTTTTTTTCAATTTCTACTTTAAAATTATTGCTAATTCCTTCCGTTACTGAAAATCTGTTAAATTTAGGGTCAGTCAACTTACTAAGTTCCTTTATTCCGATTTCAATAGCTTTCTCCAACTGCTCGACCCTTTTCTCTAGTTCTTCGATTCTTTCTTTTTTGGTTTTCTTTTCGGGTAGTAGGTTATTTTTATTTACATTTTCTTCCCAAATCAGTTCGTTCGGGTCTTTTGGCTGTTTTAGTTCAGATAATTTATTTAACTCATGATTAGTACATCTAAAAGTTAAAGGTCTGTTTTTCAAACTTACATAGTAAAACTTTTCATCAGTTAAATTAAATTCCAACTCATCGTTTGAGTATATTTTAATTTCACCTTTGTCTGTTTCTAAAATTACTTCTTTTTCCATTCGTTTTAAATTATCGGTTCAACTTCAATTTTTTTAATCGTTTGTTTTAGTAGTTGCATTATTTCGTGCTGTGCTGTTGAGACTTCTGTTTTGCTGTATTCGGTATTGAATGACAGAATGAACTCGTTTTGCTTTTCAGCTTCTGCAATAAATCGTTTCGCGCTTCGTTTTAGTTCGTGTTTGAATAATTTCGGGCATTCTGTTTCTAAATCATCAAAGAACTCGATTAGAAGGTTTGCGAGTGGAATTACAGCGATTATCTTTTGTTCTGTTGTTAGTTGCATAATTTTATTGCATTTACAATTACTACTTTCTCATTGATACTACAAGCAAATTTAGTGTAGTTTACTTTTGTTATTGGATGTCTACTTTCGCAAATGAACGAAACGAAATCGAAGTTATCAAACGTCAAGTGTTTTCCATTTGCGTTATGTTTTCCACGTTCGTATGAATCTATTCTGTAAAGGCTTAAATCAATATTCCCAAATACTACACACTTCTTAAAATTGCTTTGTAGTTTGATTTGATTTTCGTACTTCTTGAAAGTGAAAGTTCGTTTTATTCTGCAGTTAGTCCCCGTCCTCATTGTTTTGGTAATTTGGTTTTTTATAAATTCCGAAATGTTTTGCGCCTATACTAATGTTTGAATTTGTTTCTTTTATTTTATATTTATCTGAAACATTCACGTACACACTCTTAACTCTTAACTCTTTGCTTCTTCATCGTAGTAGGTGTTTGTTATTAATTGATTATGAATATTATTCCAAAACTTGAAGCCTTGTTTTGATTCATTCCATGTAAAAGAACATATTAAAACCTGTTCAATTGTTTTCTTAAATCTGATGTCAAGAAATTTTTCATCTTGCTTCTTTGCATTCTCAATCGCCAAATCTCGATGTTCTGGCTTTAGTTCCATTAGCCACTCTCTTGCTGTCTTTTCCATGTTGTTAATCTTTAAAAGTGAAATACTTAACCGTTATAAGAGCGCAATTATCTTCTTTCAAGTTATAACCTTTTTCTTTTAATAATTCCAATGCAATTAATTTAGCATCGTCAAAATTATTTGCTACAGCATCAATTCCAGTTGTCATAAGTGGAGCAGTATAAAAAAGCACGTGAAAAAGAGTCTTGTTAAACATTTCGCAACGATAATACATATCGTAAACATCTTTTTCATCGTCAGTTAAGCAACTTACATCAATGCTGTCTAACGCTTCTTTTAAAGTTCCCACGTGCTTATTCAAGTTGCGATTACCTTGTGATTCAATCAGCATTCCGCTAAGTCTTTGTGGCACGTATTTTTCAATCCAGTTCTTAATTTCCATTTTCTTTGATTTTGTTTAGTAATTGTCTAACATCGCTTGCTATTAGATTGTCGCATTTGAATAATTGATTACAAACATCTTCTAGCATCTCCACCATTTCTGCGTGTTCTTGTTTGAATTTGTCGAAATCTTCTGCTGTTTCAACCATTGGAAAATAAGTCTTACCTACTTTACCGTATAACTTGCCTTTATATTCCATTTACCAAATTATTAAGTTCGTTTTCTATTTGTTGCTTCTTTGATTCGGCTGATTTTAAAATTTCAGGAATTATTGATTTTGGAATATTTATTCTTCTAAACACTTTTCCAACTAAATACTTTTTAAATCCAATCATTAATCTTGATTCAACAATATTTAAATCTTTCATTTGATGGATAAAAAAATTAATTTCCTCCAATTCCTTCTTAAGCCTTTCGTAAGCTTCGTACGGTTGCTCTGCGCTGTTCTGTTTCATAGTTTTTCGATTTATTGCTTTTAACCATATTTCAGGTGTTATCTCTTGGTTATTTATTTTAGATAATAAATCCATTGCTTTTTCTTTTGGTGTCATATTCCTTTGTTTTCTTCAAAATTACTATTTCCTTTTCTTTGTTTGTCGAAATTGTGGCAAGCGGTTTATTTCGCGGATGGGTGGTTAATTGGAAGCTCTTCGCCTGTTAAAGCAAAGTAAAGGTTTTGAAGTTGGTGCAAATGATTAATTTTAATTCTAACATTGTAATACGTATAAGTAAAATATGTTTCATCTATTGATTTGAAAAAATTTCCATGAATTCTATTATTTACAAAACCATAACCAATTTTTCTATCAAACCCACACCAATTTACTAGAATTTCTTCTGTTAGCGGGATTGGTTCAATTCTATGTACTTTATAACAACCGTGGCATTTCGATTCTTTATTTTCTCTAAGCCTTAATGTATTGTCTGTGTGTAAAGAAGATATTTCTTGAACTTTACCTTCGTAAAATACTTTGTTTCCTATTCTAAAATCCTGTGTATTCATATTTCAATTTTTAAACTGTTCAAATTATTGTTTTTCTCGAAAAGCGACTGGTAGTAAGTGTTCGCGAGTTCGTAGTGTTTTTTTACTTTTTGCACGTCTTCTTCCGTTACTTTAACCTCAAAAAAACGTGTTCTTTGTTCATCGCTTAATTTGTCGTAGTTGTACTTTTCACGAGCAACATCAACAAACCAATCAGGCATATCTTTAACGATTCCTTTTCTGATACATTCGTCTTTCCAAAGCTTTTTAGATGCTCTGTACATTATTTCTTCGGGATGATTTTCAAGAACGTAAGCAACGTAACCGTGCGGAATATTCCAAAGCATTAAATAACGTTTCATTTGCCAAATGTATTTACTTGGTAAAAACTTTCCATTATCCTCTTCAAACATTGGAAACGTTTCTAATGAATAACTACACTTAATATCAAAAATACATTTGTTTCCAAATCGAGTGTCAATCATTCCAGTTCCGAACTCGTCTGTTTTCTCAATCATATTTTTAACGAGCGGTCTTCCAATTCTACGGCTAACTGTATTAATAGCTTGTTCTTCGCAAAGTAAACCCTTTTCAATTTCAAGGGTCATTTGCTTTATTTTTTGGATGCCTAACTCGTTTTCAGAGAATATTGCTTCAACTGCTGTTTTTGCGCCTTTTGACAATTCACCTTGTTTCGATTTCTCACGAGGTTCTGTCATTATATCCGCAAAGTTGTGCGAGCGAATTACTAACTTATTTTTCATTGATTGAATTTAAAATTTTAAGTGCTAATTCATTACTATATTGACCTCGATTTAAAGTAAACACTTGATGACCGTTTGCATCCAAAATAACTGTGTTTTGAGTGTTATGTACTTTACCGAATCTAAATGGCTTTTTAAAAAGTTCTTTTTCTTTCTCTGTCATATTCTTTGTTTTCTGTAAAATTAATAAAAAAGCCGTCCAACCTTTGTGAATTATGGCGAACGGCTTAATAGTTGGATGAGTGGGGTTAATCTAAACCATCTAACCTTTCTCCAGTATTACTCCAGTATGGATATTTCTCTTCATTATCGAAACTAACCTCTTCTGCATCTATACAAAAAGTAACAGTTTCTAAAACTATTTCTTTTAATTGAGATTCATTTAGTGTTTCAATCCATTCTTTTAATTCTTTTGTCATCTTTTTACTTATTTAATTTTTGAATTTGCGCATCAGTTAGCGCGTACTTTTCTTGGAGTTGTGTTAAGTTTAAAAAAGCACTCCGATTAAAGAGTGCTTTATTTTTAATTAGTCAAATTCAGTATCTTCAACATCTGAATAGTCTTCTTCGACTTCATTACTTGCAGTTGTTCTTTGCTCGTCTCGTCCAGCTAGTAACAGTTCAAGTTTATTGAAAGCATTATCAGCCTTTACACTTTCGTCACTTGATAGTGATTTGTCAAATTCGAAAATAGGCATCGAATAAGTAACACGTCCTTTTTTACCTTCTTCGAAAGTCTTAACAGATACCCATTCATCCATTAAACGCTTACCTGCTGTTTTGGTAAATTCCATCCATTGCTTTAATGAAATACCACGAATTTGGAAATTAATAATTTCGCCATTCTCATCCATTGCATAGATTGAAGATGTAAATTTACCTCCAGCGTTTGCAATAATGTCTTTAACGTCCTTGTAAAGACCTTTTGTAATTACTTTCTTCGTAAAAGTTCTCACTTCAAGTATTTCCTTTGAAGTGTCTTTTACTTCATTCGAATAAATACCTGAACTCTCTGAATCACTCCAACCTTTAATAGTTGAGTAAATGTTAAGAACAACGAAACGAACTGGTAAAGGCATCAAAACGTTTTGTCCTTTCTCTTCATTTGGTTTTTTGTCGTAGTAACGAAAACACTTGTCTTCACTTGCCCACTCGATGTACTTTGTTGCTGGTTTTGTAAAACCTCCTTGCGTTTGTAACGCTTCTCTTCTTCCGCTCATAAGCTTCCTTTTTAATTATTAATTTATTTTGTGCTAAAATAGCCTTTCTTGTGTAGTAACCACTTGTTTTTGTGTTGAGCGGTTACTTTTTCTGATAAGTGGCGAATCATTCTCGTTTTCGAAAGTTGTTAACGGTGTTCCATGTTTATCTGATTTTAAGTAATGACCTCTTGAATGAATCATTTCTGCTAACTCATCGTAATTTTTACGAAACATTTGTTCGTCTTTTACAAACTTTGTGTAATAAGTACCATTTACGTTTTCGCATCCTACTATTTCGTAAACACACCCATCTAAATAGAACTTTCTGCTGTAATGGTATTTCATTTTATTAAGTCTAAAAATTCAACTAATTTCTCTTTCTCTGCTAGTATGTGAGTGCCACCATTTGCAATAATTTGTTTTGCAAATCTTTTCTGCAAATAACTTTGAGTGTCTTTTCCTTCTTTGCATTCAATAAAAAATACGATTCCATTTCGTAAAGTGACTAAATCAACTGTTCCACCTTTTGAACTTGCGATAATATTTATTACTAAATACCCATTTTGTTCAAGTAAATTTTTACATAATGTGCTCCACTTCATACTAATTGTTTTTTAAATACGTCTAAAGTAAAATTCTTTTTACGCTGTATCTGTTTTAAAATATGTTCTTCTAAACCTCCATTCAATTGTAGAAAATAAACTTCATTTACAAGTCTTTCAATAGTTGTCATGCGGTCTTTTGACTGGAAATAAGTAACAGCTGAAAATGAAACGTTGTAATAAACAATACAATCTCCTTTACTTAAATTAATACCTTCACGACCTGAAACAAGTTGTAAAGCAATGTTTTTATTAGTTGTGTTGAACTCGTTTACATCTTCTGTTATACTTGTACCAAAAGTATTTTTAATCGCTTGTAATTCACCTTTAAATTGATAAAATATCACAATCTTTTTACCTTCGAAATTAGACTTAATATACTTGGCTCTTGAATGGTCAATAAATGCAAGTTCACCAGCTTCATTTAAACACGTTCCAGCACTTATTTGATGAATCTTTTGCATCAACTTTGCGGGTGTATCTGCTACAATTTCACCATTAATTCGAACTTTAAACCCTTTTTCTTCCAATATCTCATTATCAATTAGTCGAGTCTTTTTAATTAGTTTAATTAATGAACTCAAAGCCACATTATCAAGTGTAACAAAATGCTCTGTTATTTCACTAGAGAAACCCGCTTCTTGTTGTGTTAATTTTACAAATAAATGACTCACTTTTTCATCAATCATTTTCTTATTAGCATCTGAATAATCATTAACTAAATATTGATTCACTCGCTTTTGAGTAATGTTAACGTATTTCTTTGCCCACTTATAAAAATTAGTTTCTTCGAATGGTGAATATTTTGATACAACAAATTGATTAAAGATTTGTGAATGTGATTCAGGGTGTGGAGTTCCTGATAAATAAATCTGCTTTACTTCAAAGAAATGTTTTTTCCAAAATTGTGCAACTTTATTTAATTTTGGGAACGCTCCGAACCTGTGGTTTTCATCGTGAATAACTAAATCGAATTGTTTTAAGTTCTGTATAGTATGTAAACTTTCATCGTTAACTACAATTAAATTAAAAAAGGCATCAAAACCAAAATCTAAAAAATCTTTTCTTACTGAGTTAATCGCTTTTTTCTTTGTTGAAAATAAAACGTTTTTAGCTTTCATTAATTTAGCAATTTGTAAGCATGTGGCTGTTTTGCCCGTTCTTACTTCCATTGCTAAATAAACAATTCCGTAATTATTTATTATTTCAAAGCCTTCATTCGCTTTCTCTTCTTGGTAACTTCTAAGTACTTTCATATCAAAAAGGTGTTGAGTTTGCTAAAAAATACCATCCTTTTACCTCATCGATAATACGCTCCTTATACATTAAATCAAAGATTTTCTTTTCATCAACTGGAGTCTTTGCCCTTTCATTTATTTTCTTTTCAATTTCAGAACGTGTATAACAACAATTTTCTTCCATTATCTTTTTCGATAGTTCAATTAATTTCTCAATCATAGCACAATTAGTTTAAATCTATACCTGATAAGTCTATTTTTCCATCCTCATCAATAACGCTTAAATCTATACCTGATAAGTCTATTTTTCCATCCTCATCAATAACGCTTGCTTTCTCAACCCCGTTATTCAATTCGAAATAGTAACCTGTATGGTCTTTGTCCTCAGTAATATTTAAATACTTCCATTTAGCATATTCACGTACATATTTACGAAGCGTTGGAGTTGTGAAATCTCTGAAATGGTCGTTTATTTCTAAGAACTTAAATTTCAAGTCTTTTAAATAAATTCGTTTATCTAATTCAATAGGATTTTGAGTTACAAACTCGTACCATGCTCTGTGAGTTAAATTAACAAAACGTTTGTCTCGTATGCTTTCACCATCCTGAACAAGTAAACCATTCTCTAAATAAAACTGTAAACAGTTAATCATAAAATTGTCAAAGTCTGACCATTGCTTTTCGTTCCAATCTGTAAAGAATCGATTCTCAAATTTATCCTCAGGAGTGTATTTTGAATTAAAGAAGCTACTAAATACAATCTCGTTTTTTCTACGGTCAAACGAACCGCCCTCACCTTTTACAACGTAATTTGTAGTAATATAAATCTTAGGTGAATCTTCAATGTTTAATTTAGTTGCATTCTTATTTTTATACTCAACTGTTATTCCATCAGTGATGGCACTAAATAAACGCTCAAATTCAAAGTTCTTTTCAATGTCATCAAATACCAAGATTTGAGTATCGACACCAACTGTTTGATATTTGAATGTTGATTGAAAATTAAAATCTTTTCCATCAATTACAGCTACTTTCCTAATATGCCCTAACGCTTGGAATAATAAAGACTTACCACTCCCTCCATTTGGTTGGTCTGAAAAGTCAGTATCATTTGCAATTATAGCTTTATTATTGGTAACTGTTTTGTAAGTGTGTAGAAAGTAACCAATAACACTTTTAAACACATTGTAGTACTCTTTACTTTCACCACAAGCAAACCAAATGAAAGAACGAAAATCGCTATCGTGGTGGTCACCATCTTTGTAGTCTCGTTTAATTACTTGGTTCTTCCAAATTAGCTTATCAACATCTTTGTAGTCAATTATTGAGCGTGTATTTTTAGTTACTTTTAATATACAGTTTTGATAATAAATATAACTTGTATCAATC